TTCTTCAACTGATCCTCTTCAAAACCATTACTCTTTAGTAAATCTGTGTATTCCTCCAAAGAATTACCACTAACGTCCTCAGTTATAAGATTCCCAAACATCCTTTCTTCCGTAAAAAGGGATTTAATTCTGTCTATTTGTTCATTTAAGTTATTAATTCTCATTTTTTTCCGTTTTTATATAAATATTAAAGATTAATAAAAAAGTTAATGCAAATAAAAAATCCTTACCATATAAAATATACATAGTAAGGATTTTTGTAAATATGATTTTGTACTATCTTAGAATACGTTGATTGCTCTATCAAATCTAAGTGTTGCAGTGATATCTGCAAGATCTGAAGAAGAGTAATCCAACCCACCAAAGTCAACATCATTTAATTGACAACTTTGTAAAATCCATTTCTGAACCACTACACCAGTTGGGTCTAACATTTCTAATTCAACATCTTTTTTATAACCTGCCGCATAACCTTGTCTACCTGTAACAGATTCAGAGTGTAAACGTACCCATTCCATTAACGCCTGTGTTGCGGAAGGTCCGATAGGATCTCTAAATGTTACTGAAATAGATTCCCAGTTAAATCTACCAATTACATAAGTAGACGTATTTAAAAAAGGAATTTCCACTTCCTGACTTGTATACTTAGGTCTTGATGTTGTAGATACCCACCATTCCTGAATTCCTAATTCATCAGGAAATCTTAAAATAAACCTATTCTTTCTTAATGGTTCGTAAGGAACAGGCATTCTCATTAATAAATCTGCCATTTTAATTTGTTTTTAATTTTTTTGTTATAGTTGTATTATTTATTATATAAATATTGTGTTTTTGAAAAAAATTATTTTTTTATAATTATTCTTTTCTTTTTAGGATTATTAGGATCCGATGTATCGTAAATAATAAAATTTATTTTTGGGTAAAGTTTATGTAATTCATTCTCTATAAGTTTTTCTATTATTTTAATATTACCCTCATCATCATCACTATAACCAATACTTATACCCTCAAACTCATCATCATCAATAATATCTTTTATTTTTTCTACTACTTTCTCTACAAAACTTCTAAATGCAGTTTCTTTACCTTTTTCAGGATTAGTTCCACTTACATCCAAACCAAATTTATTTAAGAATTCAATTGAAGACACTGGATGATAGTCTTGTAAGTTTAGATATTCATCTATTGATAAATCTTTTAGATTTAACTCCATTTCTTTTTTTTCATCCCAACTAAATGTTTTATCTATTAAAATTTTTATACCATCTTTTATGGCTTGTGGTGAATTAGATCTGGCAGTTATAATAGAAAAATCACTACCAGTTTTTAACGCCTCTTTAAACTTTTGAAAACTAGGACCATAATTTCTATAATGAATGGCTTCACCAACGTCTCTTATGAAGGCATCATAATCTCTAAAATCTTTAAATGATTGTGTTATGTCATCATTCAAGTATCTAAATTCTGTACCTATCTTATGTCTTATACTTCTAAATTGTTCTGTCGATACAGATATCGGTACCCATATTAAACCATTTACACTATAATCTAAATGTATTCTTGTGGGCATATTCAGAATATTATCATCCCAATCAAAAGAATAGACTTTCTTTTTTGTTTCTTTTAAAATTTTATATTGATTTTCAGTAATCTTAATATTCATACTATATAAATATTCTTTTAAATAAAAAAACCCACCGTAATGATGGGTTTTTATTTTATTAAAATTTTAATTAATTCATTACTGGTGTATTACCACCTTTCATTTTATTAGCAACACATTTAGAAATCGGATCAATTTTTTTAACTATTAACATAGCAGTATCTTGATCAATTGCCATACCACATTCAAGTGCTTTAGTAACATCTTTTTTAATTACCATTTGCACACAAGCCTCAGGTAGGCTAGATAAATCATCTAGTGTTGTATTTTCTGTGATACAAGCAATTACTATCTCTTCAGGGTCAACATTTTCGTTTAATGTCCTTTTAACAATTCTTTTTAATTCTGATTCTGTAAGTGTAATAACTTTACCGTTTTTTCTTATTTTCATAATTTAAAAATTATTTTTTTGTTATTACCATTTAGGACAAGACGTACCTAATTTTTTAAATTTATTAGGTTGTTTATGTTTTTTAAAAATATTCTTAATTTTTCTTTTAAATCTTCTTAAATTTTTAGGTAAGTCACCCATATTATCAACAAACCCCTCTACTTTTTGTAAAATTTTATCTAATAATCCTGGATCTGGATTATCCTCATCCATTCCTTCTAATTCTGCCTCTAATTCAGAACTATCAGCAGTTGCATTAACTTCTGCCTCTTCTTGTTCTCTTAATACTTTCATAGTAATTCTTTTTAAGTCACTTTCTGAAAGACTTATAATTTTTCCGTTTTTTTTAATTTTTAAACCCATTGTAATTATTTTTATTTTTTTTTATTATAAAAGGGTGGTAAATTAATACCACCCCTATTTTTTATTAAATATCATCGAAACTTGCACCTGTATTAGTGATGTTAAATTCGATTGAAATGTACTCTAACGATCTTGTTGGTTTTACAAATATTTTACCATTCAATTCGTTTCTATCGATAGATTCTGGTGTGTCATCTAATACAACTCTAAAGTCAGTTAAACCTCTTTCTTTTCTAATATTATCTAATATTGGGTTAACTAAACTTAAGAATTGATTTCTTACTACCTCATCATTTTGTTCGAATAACAATCTGATAGAAACCGCTGAAATAAGTTTTCTAGCCTGTAACAACAATCTTCTTACGTTAATTCTGTTAAGTGCACTTTCTCTAACTTGTAATGTTTTGTTACCAAATATAACTACACCCACATCTGAGAATGTTGCCATTGGATTGATTCTTCCCTCATAAAGGTCATCTCTATCATCTAATTTCAACTTAACTCTCGCCTTAACTGCGTTTGTTGTACCTCTATTTAAACCTGCCGCTGCGAACCAAGGGAACGCCACATTATCTGTAAGGGCAATGTTTCTCATAACCTCTACTGTTGGTGGTAACCAAACGTATCTGTTATTTTCTGTATCATTCATTTGAATCCAAGGCCAGTAAGTGGCAGAATAGTTAGAATCAATTCCTGAATCTTCTACTAAGTCAACTGCCTCATCAGGTGTCAACGCCACACCATCTACATCAGTATCTGGTGTTGTTATAACGTATAATGAATCCGCTCTATCAACCTCTACCATATCTACTGCGTTTTCAATCAAACTAACTTGATCTCTTAAATCTAAACCTGGTGTTGCGAATACATTTATATTTACTGCCTCAGGATTATTAAATGTATAAATACCATTTAAGAATGCGTAGTAGTCAGAAGTAATTCCATCATCACCTTCAGATGTGGTGAATGTTGAGAATGTTCCATTTGTTAAACCTACAGAACCTCTACTACCAGTTTTAGTATAAACATCTGTATTAGTTCTTTTAGTTCTATATTCGTCCCAACCGTCCCATCCACCAAAAGATGTTAAAGTGAATTTTCTTGCCGCTAATTTCTCATAAGGTCCACCAACTAAACTTGCGTCTGTTGTAAATGCTGAGATTCCTACCTGTAGTGTAGGTACATAACTGTTAGCCCCTAAATCAATAGTTGCACCATTTGCATTAACATCTAAGTGGAAACCATCTGTTTTACCAGTATAAACACCGTTATTAATTGCATTTTTACCTTTGTAATCGAAGAAATCTTGATCCACACCAATATCACTATTTAAACCTAAATAAACTTTTCTCAATTTATTTGTATTGAAATCGTCATATTTTGTTTTATATTCAATTTTTGGTGCTAAAGCAGTTCTATTACCTATATAATCTCTATTAAGTACCCCCTCAAAACCTGCAGGGAAATGGTTTGCTAAATCAGGATCGTTTGGATCGTATAATTCAACCATTATAAATTGACTTCTTAAAGGATATTCACCATCAACAGTACCAATCTTTCTACCGATAAATCCTGAAGTGTTACTATCTAAATTAATAGAAGAGAATTTCTCAACTACGTTAGGGTTTGCATCAGTATCATAGAATTTTCTTACTACTAAGTCAAACGTTTTATTATCTGGTTGTATGTTTAATATTGAGAATTTAACATCTTCATTTGCCGCATTACCATCAGAAATAGTTACAAATCTGAATAATCTTTGTAATGTTGCGCCTGATCCAGTACCTTTTAATTCTGAAAGAACCCAAGGAGAAGCCGCAGATTTCCAACCCTCTAAATAATCATTAAAGTTGTTAGTTGAAGTTGCAGAAACTTCTAAGAAAGTGATATCTAAACCTCTTACTTGATCTTTAGCGATTAAATCTTCTAATACATTTGGATAAATTTCTTCAACCCAAAGTTCAGTTTCTTTATCTTGTGTAGAACTACCAAATACTCTAGGTAAGTAATTCTTTTTAGTTCTATCCATAGATACATCATATGTAAATGCATCACCATTACTTGCAGTACCGTCAATACTAAACGATGCCAATGCATTTGTTACAATATTTGATGTATTAGTCATAAATGCATTTGTTGTACCAGTAACATCGTAAATAATTTCTTGATTTACTTCATCATATGTACCTCTAGGTCTTAAAGTTGCGATTACACTACCATCTATATCTGTTAAACAAGATGCGGTATAAGTTACAACAGTACCGCTAGTAGTACCTGTTACATATCCTGC